CGTTTAAAAGAATTAGTAATGCGTTATTAAATTACGGTGTTGAAGCTGCTTTGATAGGGATGACAGGAGGAACAGGTGGTTTCTTCTCTAACGTATTCGGAAGAGCTTCAGGTGGCCCAGTAAAAGGAGGATCACCTTATGTTGTAGGAGAGAAAGGCCCAGAATTATTTGTCCCAGGTTCTAGCGGTAATATCGTTCCAAATCATGCAATGGGAGGTTCAACAAGTGTCGTTGTTAATGTAGATGCTTCTGGTTCGTCAGTTGAAGGAGATGCGGGGCAAGCTGAGCAACTTGGAAGTATGCTGGCAGCAGCAGTTCAATCTGAAATTGCTAATCAGCAACGACCAGGAGGGCTTTTAGCTCGTAGATAATGGCAACATTTCCAACAAGTCCTGCTCCTTCGTATGGAGCAAACCAAAGAAATACTCCTAAAACCCGTGTTGCCAGCATGGGAGATGGATATGAAATCAGAGTAAACGTAGGACTTAATCAGAATCCAAAACAATGGAGTTTACGTTGGCAAAATATTAGTGAGACTGATGCAGATACAATTTCTACGTTCTTAGATAACAGAGCTTCAGATGGAGCAAGCTTTACTTGGACACCTCCTGACACTACAACTTCTTATAAATGGGTGTGCGATAGTTGGACAAAATCAATACCTTACCTAAATCGAGCTACTATAAGTGCAACATTTAGACAGGTTTTTGAAGCATGAGTACCATTGTCACTAGAGCTGGCAAAGGCTCACCATTAACTCATACAGAAGTTGATGCTAATTTCACAAATTTAAACACTGACAAAGCTGGTTATATTACTGGTGACGGTGGAACAGTAACTCAAGCTAGTTCAAAATCGACTGCGGTTACACTTAACAAAAAATGTGGAACAGTCACAATGAATGGAGCTGCGTTAGCGGCTAATGCCATTGTTTCTTTTACTCTTACTAACTCAACGATTGCAGCGACTGATGTCGTTTCCTTAAACCATTCCTCTGGTGGAACAGCAGGAAAGTATGTTTTAAACGCACAAGCAGCAGCAGGTTCAGCTTCAATTAATGTGACTAACATTTCAGCAGGATCATTGAGTGAAGCAATTGTTATTCGTTTTGCTGTTATAAAAGCTGTAACTGCATAAATCAATGCTGTATTGCGTTGTCAATTACTGGGTCGCTGACTACGCAGAAGGCGAAGGTGAATTTAACTTGCAAAGAACTTTGCAAGGATCTGATGCTAAAACAATTGTTGAGTTATTTGATTTTGAATTAAATACCGCCCAACATAGTTCGACAACGACATATAGATTTACTAATACAAAAAATGAATTAGGGAATGACATTGTATGGCAAGGAAATACTTATACTGCAATACCATTAAAAGCAGAAGGATATGAAGCCACAGGTCAAGGAACATTACCTAGACCCAGTATCTCAGTTGCAAATCTTAATGGTACGTTTACAACAATATTGGCTTTATTAAATGTTGATGCTGATGGTAATGCTTTACCTCGTAATACCATAACTTTAGAGGGTTGCAAAGTTACTAGAACTCGGACTCTATCTAAGTATTTAGATGCTGTTAATTTTACTGGTGGATCAAATAGTGATGCCGATCCAACAAGTTATTTTAGACCTAGAGATATTTATTTTATAGATCGAAAATCAATGGAGAATAGAAATGTTATTTCGTACGAAATGTGTAGTGCGTTTGATTTGGCTGGAGTAAGATTACCAAAACGACAGATATTGCCTGATGACTTCCCTGGAGTCGGCACGTTCAGTTATTAACTGGAAACATACAGCATTAGAAGCGGCAAAAGAAGCTGATCCAAAAGAAGCTTGTGGCCTTTTGTTGTTAGTCAAGGGAAAGAAAAAATATTGGCCTTGTAAAAACGTTGCTAAATATCCTGAACAGATGTTTCAGATTGCTGCAATTGATTATGCAAGAGCAGAAGAGAAAGGAGAAATCCTAGCGATTGTTCATAGTCACCCTGTATCTGCACCAGAACCGTCTGAGGCAGACAAAGTTGCTGCTAGTAAAGGAAAGATCCCGTGGTATATCGTTAACCCTAGAATGGAAAAATGGACTACATACAATCCTTCTGGAGTTTATATCTCACCTTTGTTATCGAGGCAATGGGTTTGGGCAGTACAGGATTGTTGGACTCTCGCACGAGATTGGTACAAGCAGGAAGGATTAGAGTTAAGAGATTGGGATAGACCAGACGATCCAGAGCAATTTATTAATGCTCCGATGTTTGATGGAGCGTATGAAGCAACAGGGTTTAGGTTGCTAAGGAATGAGAAATTAATAAAGGGTGATCTGTTGTTAATGTCGATTGGATCATCTGGATTAAATCATTGTGCAGTGTATTTAGGGGATGGAAATGTATTGCATCATCTTCAGAATCGCTTGAGTTGTAGAGATTGTTATGGAGATTGGTTACAATCAAGTACAGGTAAGAAATTAAGGCATGAGAACAGTAAAGCTATATGGGGAACTGGCTGAATTTACAGGCAGGAAAGAGATTGTTGCTGATATAGCTGATGTAGCAGAAAGCGTAAGAATGTTGGTGGCTAATTTCGCAGGGTTAGATCGTCACATGGCAGAAAGAGAATATGTTGTATGCGTAGGAAATACATCAATAGGACTTGATGAATTAAAAGATCCAATTGGTAAGAGTGAGATATTAATTACACCTGTTATTACTGGAGCTGGAGGTAATACAGGAAAAATACTTTTAGGTGCGGCTTTGGTTGGATTAGCTTTTGCTACGGGTGGATTATCGGCAGGTGCTTTATTTGCAAAAGCTTCTGTATCTGGGTCTTTAGCTGGTGCTAGTTTTGCAACTCAAGCTTTATTTTCAATAGGTGCTGGACTCATCTTCGGAGGCATAGCAGGGATGTTTGCTCCTACTCCTAAAACACCTGAGAAAACTGAAGACCCTAGAGAATCGTTTAATTTTAGTGGCATCACCAATACAAATGCTGCTGGTGTTCCTGTCCCTATTGTTTTGGGACGTACAATAACAGGAAGCGTTGTTGTCAGCGCAGGTATTGATACCGTTCAGGTGGACACATGACTACAACAATTATTGGTGCTGGTGGTGGTGGTAAAGGTGACAAAGGTAGTGATAGAACTCCTCGTACTGCTAGAGACAGTTTAGACAGTAGAGAATTTGCAAATATAACTGAAGTTATAGCAGAAGGGCCAATTGAAGGTCTTGCAAATGGGTTTAAATCTGTTTTCTTTAATGACACTGCTTTACAAAATTCAGATGGAACTTATAACTTTAAAGACGTAGATTTATACGAAAGGACAGGAACAGCAAATCAATCTTATATTCCTTTAGAATCATCAACTGCAATCTTGTCTGCAACGGCTGTTAATGTTCCTGTTACTAAAGAATTTCCTGTAACAAGAACAATATCGGATACAACTGTTGATGCTGTAAGAGTTAAAATTACTATTCCTGTTCTTCAAAAAATAGATAACAAAAACGGAGATACTTTAGGTACACATGTTCAGTTAAAAATAGCAATTAAATACACAAATATATCAACAGGGAATGATACTGCTTATGATGAAGTTATAGATGACACTATAAGAGGAAGGACAGGTGATGCTTATAACAGACAGTACGAAATAAGGTTAAACAAAGAAGATAATCCTAATTCAATTTACACGGTAAAAGTTACAAGAGTAACTGATGACAGTAGTGATTCTTTACTATCTAATTCCTTTACATGGAGTGCATTTACTACTGTTAAATTTGACACACAAACTTATCCTAATACAGCCTTAATCGGTGTAAGACTTGATGCCCAACAGTTTAGTTCCATACCTAGTAGAAAATATGACATTAAAGGTTTAAAAGTACAGATTCCGACTGGAGTTACAGTTGACAGTGATTCAGGAAGAATCATATACCCAACTAACTTTGTATGGGACGGAACGTTCCAAGCTGCAACTTGGACTTCCTGTCCTTCTTGGTTGTTATATGCGTTGATGTTAAATGAAAGATTTGGTCTTGGGGATCATTTTGATAACTCCCAATTGGATAAATGGGCGTTTTTTCGTGCCAGTAAATATGCAAATGAAGAAGTTGAGTACACTTTGGATGGGGTAACAACCAAGGAAGCAAGATTTAGTTGCAATCCAACAATTAGTTCAACGGATGAAGCGTATAACGTAGTTAATCAACTTCTTTCAGTCATGAGAAGTCAAGGTTTTTGGGAAGATGGAAGTTTGACGATTGCTCAAGACTCACCTTCTGATCCTGTCTATAACTTTAACCAAAGCAATGTAACTGAAGAAGGTTTTTCTTATACCAATCAAAGTTCAAAAACAAAACCTACAGTTGTTGTTGTTGCTTATTTAGATTTAATTTTAAAAGATAGAGCGTATGAAGTTGTTAAAGATGCAGGTGAAATAGCAAAGAGGGGCGTTGTGAAAAAGAGTGTAACTGCTTTTGCTTGTACCAGTCGAGCGCAAGCTAATAGATTAGGAAAATGGTTGTTGTATGAGGAGAAATATGGAGAAGTAATTGCTTTTACTTCTAGTTTAGTAACGGCTCAGCTATTGAAGCCTGGGCAATTAATTTCTGTTGCTGATCCTGTTAAAGCTGGAGCTAGAAGGGCAGGAAAAATCACATCAGCAACAATTAATTCTGTTGGAGTAGATAGTGGAGCAGAAGTTGAAAATATTTCTCTTTCAACAGCTCCGACATTAGGAGTTGTATTACCCGATGGAACGTTTGATGGTGGGCATAATATTACAGGTATTGCTGGCTATTGTGATGGCAATTACTGGAATACAGATTATGTAAAGGGTACTGGTCTTATTAATATCTCTTCAAGTTTTCAAGCGGTTCCTGATAACAATAGTATTTGGATTATAGAGAGTACAGATTTACAGACTTCATATTGGAGAGTTTTAGGTATAAAAGAAGAAAATGATTTTCTTTATACGGTTGAAGCTGTTTATCATAATCCAAGTAAATACAATCATATAGAACAAAACATTGCTTTAACGGCTAGAGATACTACAAATCTAAATGTTATTCCTGCTGCTCCTTCTAACGTTCAAGTTTTAGATATTCCTCGTTACGATGGAAGTACAACAAAAGAGCTTCAATATGAATTGAACGGTAAGATTGCTGTAAAGGTTACATTCCATTGGTCAGGAGTAGATGGAGTAGATCGTTATCGAGTTAAGTGGAGACATGAAGACGACAATTTCACAACAGAAGTTATAAACGGAACCACATTAGATTTAATGGATGTCAAAACTGGAGTTTACGCAGTTCAAGTTGCCAGTTTAAGTTCTAGTGGACTTCTTTATAGTACACCTGCTGTTGGTGAATACGATGTTAGAGGTGTTCAAGGTAATCCAGATGACATCACAAACTTATCAATGGTTCCAATCTCGGAAACATTAGCTGTACTTTCTTGGAAAGAAGTCCCTCAGTTAGATGTTAAGTTAGGTGGTCGAATTATCATCAGACATGACCCTAGAACTTCAGGTGCTAGTTGGCTAACGAGTAACAAGATTGTTGATGGTGTTTCAGGTGCTTCGACTCAGAAACAAGTTCCTCTATTACCTGGAACGTATTTTGTTAAAGCTCAAGATTACTTAGGCAATAAATCAGTTAATCCTGCTTCATTTGTCACAACTTTACCTGCCTCAACAAGACGTTTAAATGTAAAGACATGGAGTGAAGAGACAGCTTTTAGTGGTACTAAAGTCAATAGTGGTTTAGGTATTACAGGAAACAACTTAGTTTTAACTCCTAATCCTTATGTGTCCTCTGGATACCATGATCCATTTTATGCTGATGGGGATGAAGAGGGAGAATATACGTTTGCAACTACTTTTGATTTTGGACATTCTGGTGTTCAATATGACGCTGTTTTAAGAAAGGAGGTTATTAGTAATTCTATTGCTGCAACAGGAGCAGCTTGGGATTCGAGAACTGGTTTATTTGACGCAGCATCAGGAAAAATTGATGGAGATGTTATTGATGAAGCGAATGTAGATTTATTTGTAAGAACCACACCTGACAATCCTAGTTCTTCTCCTACATGGGGAGAATGGGCAGAATTTGAAGCTGCAATTGTAAGAGCGAGAGGATTGCAAATTAAAGCTTCTATTACTTCAACAAACACAGATGCAAAAGTAACAATTAGCGACCTTGGATCGACTTTAGATTTATTAGGTAGAACAGATAGTGCTTCTGTTGCTGCTAACACTTCAGCTTCTACTGGGGTTTATAACGTTACTTTTGAAAAACCGTTTTACCAAACACCACAAGTGCAAATCACTCCAAATTCTCCTAGTACTACGTTACATGTAAGTATTTCTAATTTGAGTAGAACAGGATTTACCGCAACCTTCAATAATGGGAGTAATGTGAATACAGCATTTATGTACACTGTGACAGGATTCGGGAGGGCCATCTAATGCCACAAGCAAACCCAACAGGAGGAGCTAATTCAGAACGTTTAGAAAATGTCACCTTTCCACAGGCAAGGATAGATATTAATGACAACCTTGAAGCTCTTCAAACATTAAATAGTGGAAACAGCGAGCCATCAACTAAAGCTGCATTTATGCAGTGGCTTGATACTTCTTCTAGTCCAGCAGTTTTAAAAGTAAGAAACGCTGGAAATACATCTTGGATTGAGGTTGGATCGTTAAGTTCGAGTCTTTATAAGTCTTTAGGAGTAACAGATGTTGCCAATGGAGGTACGGGTGCAACAACAGCAGCAGCAGGAATAGCGGCTTTATTACCAAGTCAATCAGGGAATAGCGGTAAGACTTTAACGACAGATGGTAGTGCTTTAAGTTGGGCTGTTTCTTCTCTAGGCGCATCTGTTAGTACTTTTTCCAGTAATACAACCTTTACTCCTGAAACGGCTAGGTCTGGGTTTCTATTTATTATTATTGGAGGTGGAGGATCGAGTGGAGGAGGTCGGTCTAATAATGACGATAATCCCCATAGACCTGCTTATTCAGGTCAGGGTGGTTCAGGCGCAACAGCGCTTAAGTTTTATAGCTCAAGTGAGTTAGGTTCTAGTGCTGTAATCACAGTAGGATCGGGTGGTGCAGCATCGACTGGCAACGGAAACTCTGGAGGCTCCTCTTCTGTCAACCCTGCTGGTTCGGGTGCAACTTGTACTGCTGGAGGCGGCGGCGGTTCTAATTACGCTTCTGCCCCTAGCTCTGGATTTACTGCTACAGCAGGAGGTAGCGCTGGGAATTGTAGCAATCACCTACTTGGCTGGCATGGAACGGTTGGTCTGGATGGAAATGTTGGAAATTACTCTGGGCCAAATCCTCCAGAATTTACGGCCTATGATTATGGAAAAGGCGGAGCTGGGAAACATCATCCAGACGCAGGTGGCTCAACAGGTAACGCTGGTGGAGCAGGTTATGTTGTTGTATTCCAGTGGTAATTCGTAATTCATTTCCACCAGAAATAAATCAAAAAATAAAGGAAATAATTGAACCGTATCTGGAAAAAATAAAAGCAAATTCGGAAGCTAAATATATACCTGATTGGGAAAATAATGTATCGGAAGAGAGACTTCTTTCACTTATAGATTTTGACATACCAAAGAGTAATAAAAATAATCTTTCTAAAGCGTTAGTAGATATACCAGCGAAGGAAATAGAAAAGATTGTAAAAGATTTATTTCCTGATTTAGATGTTTCTTGTAGTGGGACTTTTTTATATCCCGACACTGGTTTTATGAGTTGGCACACAAATCATAATCATCCAACTGATCGAATTTATATTACTTACGCTTCAGAACAAGAAAAATCATTTTTTAGATATTACAAAGATGGAAAAGTTATTACTGATTATGACGATAAGGGAATTACTGTAAGACGTTTTACAGCTACAGGAACTAAGCCTTATTTTTGGCATTGTGTAGGAAGTGAATGTGATCGGGTTAGTATTGGATTCCAATTATCTAAAATAGAGAAGAAGGCTTTTAGACCTATGGCTCGTTACGCAATCATTGAAGATAAAAAAGTAATTAATGTTGTGGAATGGAATGGAGATATGACTTTGTGGTCGCCACCTGAAGGATCTATTGCTGTTGTTGCAGAAGGAGAAGTATCAATAGGAGATAGTTATGAGGACTGTACTTTTACTTCTAATATTATTTCGAGTAATGGACACGATGCTAAATGGATTGTATTAAGAGAAAATCGTAATAAACTTTTAGCAGAAACGGATTGGTGGGCTAGTTCAGACCTGACGATGAGTGATGTAAGAAAGGAATATAGACAAACACTTAGAGATTTACCATCGACTTTATCCAATCCAGAAGAAGTGACTTGGCCTAATAAACCTGCATAAGCTTGATATACTTAAAATATAAGCAAAGATTCCTATGGCGATAGCACCTGGAACGTATGACATGACGATCCAACGGAGATCGGATCACAGTGTGTCTGTCACATTGAAGGACTCAGGAGGAAGTGCGGTAAATCTTACTGGGTATTCAATTGCAAGTCAGATATGGGATTCTGGACGCACCACAAAAGCTGCTGATGCTACTTGTGCAATAACAAGTGCAGCTAATGGGACATGGACTTGGACGCTTACAGATACTCAAACAACTACGTTTACTGCTGATGAATATAAATATGATGTGTTATTAACTAACGGTGCAGGGCTGAAAGAATACTGGATAGAAGGTACTATTTATATGGATGAAGGATACACTGCATGACTACTGTTAACGTCACCACTAATAAAAACACTGTAACTGTTGATGAAAACAATAGTTCAGTCATAGAAGTTGCGACACAAGGCCCACAGGGAGCGAGTGCTGCTGACGAAATAAACGTAGATAATGCTGTTAATAGATCTATCGTTTACTATGACAGTACATCGTCAAGTCTTAAGGCTGACGCAACTTGGACTACTAGCACAATTACAGACGGAGGCAACTTCTAGTGGCTAACACAATCAGAATCAAACGTAGCACTGGAAGTTCAGCTCCTACCAGTCTCGAAAACGCAGAATTAGCCTTCTCTGAAGGTAATGAAATTCTCTACTTTGGTAAGGGTACGGGGGGTTCTGGAGGTTCCGCAACGTCAATAATTCCTGTAGGTGGTAAGGGTAAGTATTTTGACAAAGAAACGACCCAGACAGCAAATCATATTCTTGCTGGCCCTACTGCTGGATCGGCTGCGGCAGGTGCCTATAGAGCTTTAGTAGCGGCTGATATTCCATCAATAGCACATACAAAAATCAGTGATTTTGATACAGGAGTAAGAGTAAATAGATTAGATCAAATGGCAGCTCCAACGGCTGCTGTTTCTGCTAACAGTCAAAAGATTACAAACCTTGCAGATTGTACTTCTGACAATGATGCAGCAAATAAGGGATACGTGGATGGGGTTGCTCAGGGATTGGACATCAAAGACTCCTGTGTTGTCGTTTCTACTTCAAATTTAACTTTAAGCGGAACTCAGTCTGTAGACGGTATTTCATTATCTGCTAATGACCGAGTACTTGTTGCAGGGCAGTCAACAGCATCTCAAAACGGTATCTATAAAGTTGTAAGTGGTGGAAGTTGGACAAGAGCAGACGATCTAGCTACAGGAGTTGACGCTGCTGGAGTATTTACATTTATAGAACAAGGAACAGCTAATGCTGAAAACGGTTTCGTTTGTACTTCTGATAAAGGTTCAGCAGTTGTAGGAACAAACAACCTTACATTTGCTCAGTTTTCAGGTGCAGGGCAAATTTCAGCAGGTGATGGTCTTCAAAAATCAGGCAATACAATGTCTGCTGATTTGAAAAGCAATGGTGGTGTTGTTATTGAGTCAGGAGAATTGGCGGTTAAATTGGACGCTAGTTCAATCACTGGAACGCTTGCGATAGGAGATGGAGGAACAGGTGCAACATCAGCCAGTGCTGCTCGAACTTCTCTCGGTTTGGTGATTGGCACTAACGTACAGGCATTTGACCAACAGTTAGCAGATGTAGCTGGTCTTACTCCTTCAGATAGTGGATTTATTGTTGGAGATGGATCTAACTTTGGTGTCGAGTCAGGAGCAACAGCAAGGGCAAGTTTAGGAGCGCAAGCATCAGCCACAGATCTAACAAATTTATCTTCTTGTCAATCAGGTGGTTCTTCTGCTTTAGCAGCTTTAACTTCAACAGAAATCGAAATTCTCGATGGCGCAACCGTAACGACCACTGAATTAAATACATGTTGCGATGGTGGAACGTCAGCTACTTCAACAACCTTGGCTGCTGCTGATCGAATGGTGATTAATGATGCAGGTACAATGGTTCAGGTTGCTTTATCTGATCTGGTCACATTCCTTGAGAATGGTTCTGTTTCTGGATTTGATGTTGACGGAGGAACCTACTAACTACAATTACTACTAGGAGGTAGGTCAAATGGCTAACACAATTAAGTTAAAGAGGGGTTCTGGATCTGATCCTGGGGCAAGTGATCTTAGTGTCGGTGAATTAGCAATAAGAACCGATGAAGGAAAGATCTTCACAAAGAAAGATGATGGGTCAGTAGCAGAAAT